AATTGGTCGACATCAATGAGATTATTATTATTATCGAGAGATTATTTAGGTCATTAATATAAGGAATGCCAGGACAAAACAAACATACTTCTGAACCGGAACTTGGTGAAGAACCTAGCAGTCGCCGTGGTCGCCGTGGTCGCAAACAAAACGAAAAAGAAATTTTGCGAGAACATATGATTGAAACATTTGATAAGGACACAATTATTCAAAAACAGCGACAATTATACGAGAATTTACAATACTTATCTGAAAAGGAAAAAAAAGAATTTGAGGCAAAGTTCACTACGCCTAGAAACGATGGTCAAAAATACTATGCTCGTCTATTAAAACAAAAAAGCAAAAAAATTGTCGTTGCTACGGGACCAGCCGGAACTGGAAAAACGCTGTTGGCTACCGAGCAGGGCATTCGCATGTTTCTTTCTGGTGGATACGATAAGTTGATTTTCACTCGCCCTTCTGTATCCGTTGACGAAGATCTCGGATTTTTACCCGGTACATTGGAAGAAAAGATGGCTCCTTGGATACGTCCTATATACGATGTGTTATATAACTTTATCACTCCAAAAGAAGTCACCGTATTACTAGAAGAAAAAGTCATAGAAATCGCTCCACTGGGATATATGCGAGGTCGTACGTTTAAAAATTGCTGGATCGTTGCGGACGAAATGCAAAATTCAACCATTTCTCAAATGAAAATGTTAATGACTCGTCTGGGTGAAAATAGCAAACTGGTAGTGACCGGCGATTTAGACCAATACGATCGCGCAAGTGATATTAATGGATTAGACGACTTTTTAGATAAATTTCGCGGAAAGCGTTCCTCGAGCATTAGTAGCGTTGAATTTCAAAATCACGATATACAGAGAGAGGAAGTCGTAAAAGAAGTGTTGGACATTTACGCAGGAGAAGTCCCACCTGTATATTCTGATGACGAAGAAGAACCCTCCGAAATGAATGCTGAAATAGAAAAAGATTTAACAGATTCCAAATAATTGCGTGTTCTCATTTTAGGCGCTATACGTGTATAATAAAATGTATTCTTTTATTATAGAAATGAAATTCTCGTTGAAAAATGTTCTCCAGTTTCAACCATTATTAAAGAGCCAATTGGTATTGTATATGTTTTTATTCATTGCCTTGTTTGAAATCGTTCATTTTGGAACAAACCAGAATGTAAATGGCGTCCTTTTGATGTTTTTAATCGGTTTCTTGACTTCATTTTTCAGTAAGAATATGATTATTATCTTGTTTTCCGCTATTGTGTTTACCAATCTAATTGTATATGGTTCTCAACTCAAGTATAGAGAAGGGTTTGATAAGAAGGACGAAGTCATCAAGCGAGTGAAGAAAACCAAAAAGTCGGAAGAAGAATTAGAAGAAGAAGATTCTAAAAAAGAAATGACAAAGAAGGATATCGAAGAACAGTTCTCTAGTTTACAGAAAGAACTCCCCGAGTTCCAAAAAATCCAATTTGAAATTTTAGACAATCTGGAGAAAATGGACCCCCTTCTAGAAAAGGCGGAAAGCTTCATCAATAAATATTCGGAGTACAGAGACAGCAACCGTCGTTAATTTGGTGTAAATTGCAATTGATAATATCCTTTCATAATATAAGAGAATACTATCAATCATGGTCTTCAAAGCCATTGCAAAATTCATTGCCATGATTCCCAAAATATTTAAAATTATTACAGGCGTCATCATGGGCATAAAAGATATATTTTTAGGTTTAGCCAGAGAATTTGAAGAATTTCCACAAGGTGCATATTATTTAGGTATGCACGCGGCCATATTTGTTCAATACTTGGGCGTTTTCGCATTTACAAATCTTTTCTGCGCTATGCAAATGATCCAGAACTTTACCTCTTGCTTTTTTTGGTATGCATTGGACATTTTCGGCAAGATATTGTATTTAATACCACAATTAATCATAATGTTTTTAATGTTTCTAGGCATTCCAGCAGATGAACTTGAAACACAGTTTTGGATGTTTATGGAGGACATCGACAGAATGGTGGTGGATGCAAGTGGTTATCACATTATTCACTTTCCCAAAGACATCCGCGATAAATGTTTCAATTGTAAACGGTTGAAGACAAGCGTACTAATTAATAAAGCCAATGATGCATTCGGAGATCTCAAGGACCCGATTATCCCACTGATGACTGGCGGCATTGTGGATATGTTCAATGGTGCTCGTAGCGCAGTGAATGCAGTATTGGGACCAATCGGCATCCGTATATAAGAACATCCAATAAATTTAGCACACATACGTAATGGAATATTATAGAATGATATAGTATAATATGCCCAAAAAGTGTACCAGCCCAGGAGTTATATGTATTGAGAACGTAACCCTTTTATTCATTGTCATTATTATTGCGATCATCGGATATTTGTTGTATCAAGTATACAATCCGGCGATGAAGACGTCTGATACAATCCTTGTAAAACCTACCAAAATTATTCAGGACATTCAAATGCCCATCATGGACGATGCGGGCGATACGATGAATGACCCATATGCGCCTCCTTTGAAACGTAATCAATATTTACAACCTACTATGGGAGGAGATGTCCGTGGACTTCCCATCAATATCAAAACGCGCGCTACTGGTCATGATTACCAGCAAATGGGCATTTTAACCAAACAGGGTGGGAACAACGAGAACTTAATTTTACCACTGATGGGTCGCCGTATTATGACTGGGCGCGATAGATGGCAGTATTATACAATGTCCAATACTGGTTTTGTTAATACCAAGCTTCCCATTAGCGTGAATGGAAAAAGTTGTTCTGGAGAATATGGATGCGATATTATGAACAATGGAGATGTTGTCTATGCAGAAGGATACAATGATACGTTCAATGCAACCATTTATGAAAACAGCACACTGAACTATATTCCTTACCTTTAGACGAATTATAATTTGGTAAAAAACTCTACCACATTATATATATAAAGCAATGAGTGAAGAAAATACATTTGATTTAATAGACGAAACAAAGATTAAATTTGATAAAGAAATTATTTATGATTATCCTTTGACAACCACTTATGCAAGCGAATTTGTAAAAGGGAACGATGTATTTCAAGCACCAGTTACATACAGCATTGATAATAACTTTTATTATACTTCTGATGGAAAGACCTCCGAGTTCAACTTTTCAAAAATTCATATTGGAAAACTTGTTCACGACAATGTCGAGAACGTGAGTGCAAATAATAATAAGATTATAGGCGAAGTCGTATTAGAACATTCTTCGAATTGTTATGTGTGTTTTTTTCTAGAGAGTTCAAGTGCTACCGAAAAAAACTCTTTAGATGCGATTTTATCAGGAGGTTCTGCTAATTATGAAGTTGAATTGAATAATATTATTCCAAAACAAGACAAATGCATTCACTACAAGGATGGAAGCAAGAATGTGTTTGTATTTACCACTCCTATATACACTGAAGCCACATCAATTGACCCAATTATTAGTAACAGTTTATTCAACAAATACCCCAGTACAGATGATTACATTGTAATTCCTGGAAATTATCTTAATCAGCGCGATGATGACCAGATTTACATTGATTGTAGTCCGACGGGAGCAAGCGACGATGAGATAAATACTTACAACGTGCCCATCAATTCCAAGATGATGAGTGAAAAACAGCAATCTGATTTTATGGGCACGACCGTGAATTTCGCATTTTTCACGATTCTATCGCTAGTGGGATACTTTATTATTCCAATGTTTTACAAAAAAGTGGTGATAGATATGATATTGTTTATGAACCCAGGCACTGGAGATGAAGTAAACAAAGACAGATTGAAAGCAATCGCCTCTGCTGATGTCGGCATCATACTCACATTTGTATCGGCTATTATGTTATTTTATACAATGGGCATGACGGGTGACTCCAGATATACGTCTTTGTCCTTAATGCTTTCTCTTATTGCTGTTTTGTCTGCATCATTAATTACAATGAAGAAGTCCAATCCAGACTTCTTGCGAGCAATCAGTAGTAACGGTCGGGTCATTCAATTAGAAATCCCTATGACTACCATCAAGGATGAAATTACAAAAAAATCAACCGAAGTTCCAGTGGGAGTATCTTCTAGTCTTGGAGACATATTCAAAACAATTGGCGATTTCTTCGGGTTCTTATTAAAATTAACCCCTGCATTCCTAGCAATCACCCTTGTTGGTGCTGCAATTCCACAGATTATCAGGTCGATGGGTATCTTAACACCCGAAACTGCTAGTTCATTGACCATAGGTGGCGTGCTATTCTCTATGACTGGACTCGTTTGTTTCAAGTTGATCGACAAAGTCGAAAAATTAAGTAAAGGTGAAGAAGCATAACTCACGATTGCATAGAAATTAATAAATAATTAGAACGATTGGCTCTATTTATTTATACTTGAACAAATTTAATACATGGAAGCAGTTCCAACATCCTCGGCAACAGGTTTGAAAGCAGTCTCGGTGAATATAACAGGATCGCTATGTCCAATGGGGGCCATCTGCTCTACGATCTCTTCTTCAAGAGTGTCTTTCTTCTCGGGGTTCATCTTCTGCATCTTCTGGTCCTTCTTCACTTGAGAAGGAGTGTGCTCCTGAATAGCGGCTTTGCCGGTCTGTTTAGAACTGCGTCTTAACAATTCATACGCAACAAACACGTATAAAATAGCCACCAGGGGGTTAGCATTGAAGAACAAATAAAGAGTAACTGCTAAAACACCGACCATGCCTAGGGGAGAATCGACCATATTGGAAACAAATCCGGGGTTCTCAACGGGGAAAACAATATACATTACAAACACGACAAGCGCAATTAATTCTACTTGTGTTAAGGAGTTGAACATTTTTGGAAGTTTCATCATTTCTATATTATAGATTAGTATTTTATTTTTACCTATAATCAACGAAAATATTTGAAAATTGAAATATCCTAAATACAAATAATCTTATGTAGTAATCATATACATACCAAGATGAATAGAAAGAAGAACATCAAGCAACCAACTATCAAGGACAGTTTCCTTCTGACCCCCGAATACAAAGAAAATGTGCGCATTTCATCACATTTGGGGAGAAAAGGGTATACCATCCCAAAATCGACATTATCCGAAAAAGACATTGCTTGTTTAAAAGAAGAATTATTGGTAAAACCAGTAGAGATGAAAATGAATTATGGTGCACCAGGTGCAGCTGGTTCCAATGCGTTCCCGGTGTACAAAGAAAACGACAAAAAAATATACATTCCTCGCTTTTATGGGGTTGAACGTTATGGGTTGCCTGATAAAAGCGAACTCCAGGAGGGAGACGACATTGACGTAACCTTTGATAAACAGGTCCGCGATTACCAGGAACACATTATTGGTGTCTATATGAACCACATTGGAGAACCCATATCAAAAAACAACACGCAAAATGGTAACGGAGGCATACTGGAGGTTCCTTGTGGTAGAGGCAAGTGTTTGAGCAAAGATACGCCAATAATGATGTATGATGGGTCTATTAAGATGGTTCAAGATGTAAAAGTTGGAGATAAACTCATGGGGGACGATTCTACACCAAGAAACGTGTTGACTCTCGCACGAGGAAAAGAGATGATGTACAAAGTGATACCAAACAAAGGTGATAGTTACACAGTGAACGAAAGTCACATACTATCATTGAGATACAGTACATCCATGAACAAAAATACCCCCAAGGGCACTGTGGTTGATATGTCTGTATTAGATTATTTGAATTTACCCAAATCTTATCATGGTAGAGGAGGTCCCTTGGTTGGATATCGTGTGCCTATTCAATTTCCTAAGAAAGATGTGGACATAGACCCGTATTTGCTTGGATATTGGTTAGGTGACGGTCATTCAAAAGGATCTGTTATTTCCACACAAGAGTCCCATGTATTGACGCATTTGCAAAACAATTGTTTTCCAGAAAATCATCCCGAATTGTATTTGCAGTATACAGGCGCACAATACGATTATCGCATTAATTCTACGAAGAAAGGCGCTGGTTGTAATTCATTCATGAATGGTTTACGTAAATATAATCTTATCAATAACAAACACATACCTCATGATTATAAATGTAATGACCGCGAAACACAGTTAGCATTGTTGGCTGGGTTGATGGATTCAGATGGGTCTGTCCATGATAACTGTTATGATATTCTTCAAAAAAACGAAATCCTTTTGGACGACATCATTTTCGTCGCACGTTCACTTGGGTTTGCAGCTTATAAAAAAGAATGTAAAAAATCGTGCGTATACAAAGGAGAAAAAAGAGAAGGAACCTATTATAGAACGTGTATTCACGGGAAAGGGTTGGAAGAAATACCGGTAAAATGTCCTCGTAAAAAAGCAAATCCCAGAAAGCAAACAAAAGAAGCTTTGAATACCAGAATTCGGTTAGAACAAGTCGGCATTGATAACTATTATGGGTTTGAAATAGATGGGAACCGACGTTTTGTATTGGGAGATTATACCGTCACACACAATACAGTAATGGCGCTCAAAATCATCTCCAATCTCCAGAAAAAGACGTTAATTATTGTTCACAAGGAATTCTTGATGAATCAGTGGATAGACCGCATTGAAGAGTTCTTGCCTGGAGCGAGAGTTGGTAAAATACAGGGTCAAAAATTCGACATTGAAGACAAAGACATCGTTATCGGTATGTTACAATCGCTCTACGACAAAGATTATGGTCCCACTGGATTTCAGAGTTTCGGTTTAACCATTGTGGATGAGGTGCACCGCATAGGAAGTGAACAATTTTCCAAAACACTATTGAAAGTGACCACTCCAAATATGCTGGGTATTTCAGCAACAGTGGATCGTAAGGATGGATTGACCAAAGTATTGTATATGTTCATTGGAAACAAGATCTATAGCGAAGAACGAAATGATGACGACCCTGTATGTGTGCGCGCAATCCATTTTCACACGAACGACAACGAATTCAATGATGTTGAGGTGGATTATAGAGGAAATACAAAATATAGTACGATGATTACCAAATTATGTGCGTATGACCCGCGTACACGATTTATCATCCAGGTGTTACAGGATTTATTGAGCGAAGACCCCGATAAACAAATCATGGTGTTATGCCACAATCGCAGTTTATTAACCGCAATCTATACCTATATTCGCACTTGGAACAATGACGAAGAAATGATTGGATATTATGTGGGCGGCATGAAACAAGTCGATTTGGAAAAAACAGAGAAGAAACGCATTGTGTTGGCCACGTATGCGATGGCGGCGGAAGCGCTCGACATCAAAACGCTATCTACATTGGTGATGGTGACCCCTAAAACAGACATTACACAATCGGTCGGTCGAATTTTACGCGTAAAGCACACCAAACCAATTATCGTAGACATTATTGACCAACACGATCCTTTTCAGAAACAATGGATACAGCGACGTAGATATTACAAAAAATGCAACTACAAAATTATTCAAAACAACAGTAAAAAATATACAAATATGATGAATGCTGACGATACAAATGAATGGAAATTGGTGTTTGACCCGAAGGACAAAACTACGAAAATGGACGAAGAGAAAGAGCTGAAAATAGAACGAAAATGTTTAATTGCGTTTGATAATTTGGAATAATATACACATATAACTAATCAACTTTGTATTTTAAATAGGCTACCTGACTATCTAATTCTTTGTCTACTTGAATTTGATACCAACACTCATAATCATTCATAGTAATTGGACCCTTCAAATTTTTCTCTAGGGTTGATTTCAGCATATTCGCGTGACTTTTTATCGCCCTGAATGATTCAACGCATTCAGGGTGATAATTTTTTATTTGTTTATACAATGTTAGGAGCGAACTCATATCATTGGGTAGTAGCGCAGCGGACATCGTAGTAATAATAAGACAATCTATTTCTTTTGTGTCTTTCTCTTCTTGTTGCTTTTCTTTTTCAATTTTCTGTTTGTCTTGGTCTTCTTCTTGGTTGTTTTTCTCTTATGTTTCCTTCCACCACCTTGTTTTAACGCAACTAATTCTGCACCACCAGAAGTACCGGTCGGTGTAATGTTGGGTAACACATTTCCTTCTGTGAACTCGAAAAATCCTCCTCCAGTTCCAGACATGATATATATTGGACAGAGATATTTTGCAAACAAGATAAAGTGATCATGCATAGGTATATATGACTAAACTTCCTGCGAAATCGTGGGATTATATACCAGAACTAGAATACGAAAAAGATTATGTAGTGGAGTTTGAATTGTGGAACTTGCGTGCTATTTTACGCAATATAAACGAAAACAAGCGCGCGGCCTCGCCAGTCTACCAAAAACTGGTCATTCCTCATTTGCAAGAATTAGTAGATAAATTGGAAACATTGGAGGCGAAACTAGATAGAGAAATTGAGACAGACGGGGACAAAACCATCTACGATTTGGTAGATGAATAAAATTGAAAAGGAAACAACAACAACTGTTATATCCAGTAATCAACTCATCAACTAACGAATTCAACAATGTGCTCCAATACGGATGGACGATATATGTCTTTGGCGACAGAAGAGGCGTCAAAATCACCCATTACTAATTTCCAACTGGGTTGTATAGCTGTCGTATCAGGGAAAATTGTAGCACGAGGATGCAATAATTATAGGACCTATTCCAAGGATGGCATGATCGGTCAATCTTGTTCATGCCATGCAGAAATCAGTGTATTGCGAAAATGCATGAAGCAAAATATAACTAAAAAAATAAATATATATGTGGCGAGAGTGTCTACTATGGGAGATATGCTATGTTCGGCTCCGTGCATCGACTGTTTCTTGAAAATGAAAGAGTTCAATATAAGGAGTATCATTTATATTGACCATAGCGGAAATACAGTAAAGCGAAATTTCGACGACTTTCACACGTCCCATACAACAAGCGGCAAGAAAGCGATCCTTACAAAGCGTGTAAAGTGTTTATGATATGTGTCTGCATATCATTATTTGTTTGTAAAATTGAAAGAACAATTGTTTTTTATTGAATATGCAACAATTAGACAATCAATCATTCATCATGGAAGGAGAAACACACGTTCATTGGCCCGATATTACTCATCCAGCGGATGCACAAGCATTTCAATCGCTGGGATTAAAAAAACTATTGTATATTGGTCCCTGGTTTCATCTTGAACCCACTATTCACGCGGAGTTTCGAAATATCAAAGAGTTTATTTATGTAGATACACAACCACTTGGAGAAAATGAAACAAAACCATACGATACAAACTCATACAAAACCAATTTCGTCGAAGATTTGATGACGAAATGTGCTTGTTTTGGATATGAATTGATAAGTGATTACATGATTGACCCTGAACATGTAAATACCGTATTGAACCGCAGTCAGCGCACAAAATGGCGTGTCGATTATCCTCACATTAACCCACATATGTTCAAATTTGAAAATAAATACACTAAGCAAATATTAAAATATTACATTTCAACCAATTTCCTGTATACGATGAATAAAGAATTACGAACAGATATGTGTGAGGCAGACGGATTAATTCTGAGTGGATATTTTCCTCATAAAACGTTATTGCATTATTTCCCCCAACCAAAAACAATCATTGGGTTTACTGAAACTGTGTATCCAGTTGGTGAACTATCGCATTATCTAGAAGAAGACAATATAATTCCGTCGTTGATAAATGATACGAATACCGACACCCCTTATTGGGCAAATAACTATTTCTTATTGTCTATTCATACAAATCATATGGTAAAATGTGAAAATATAACCGAAATGGGCGACCTATCTGTTCATGAAATAGACCGCCGATATGGATATGAAGTGTAATATACCGACTTATAAAAAATCTTACTGTATATATGCGTTAGTCGTATTGAAAATATGTATTTTTTATACTTTATGTAGTGAGTTATAAAAAGAACGTTTTTGACATGGGAAAGTATATTTGGTTTTGCACTTTTGGACATTTTAAAAAATGTCCATTTTTCATTTTTGTGAGAAAGTCTTGAGAAAAAAAAACTAAAAAACGGGTTCACAGCATAATGCAGTGATTGCATTTTTTCAAAAAAATATTTGGCTGCATAATTTTTTATTTTAATTATGTAGAAAAATCATTTAGGGGATTTTTTACTATCATTGTATGGTAGTAAAATGGTAGTAAAAAATCCCCTAAAATCAATCCAGATATTTGAATGCACGGATTGTTACTATAGTACGTGCAATAAAAAAGATTATAATAAACATTTGTCCACTGCAAAACATAAAATGGTAGTAAATGGTAGTAAAAAATCCCCAAAAATCCCCAAAACTGAAAATAACAATTTCGTCTGCATTTGCGGTAAGGTATATAAATACGATAGTGGGTATTATCGTCACAAAAAGGTATGTAATGCAGATGGAAATGCGAATTTGCAGCAAAACGAAGTAGAAATCGACCCGTCACAAGACTCTATACACACTATGATGGAGTTAATAAAACAAAATCAGGAATTCAAAGAGTTGATTGTAGAACAAAATAAACACATTTTGGAATTGGCCCAAAAACCAACTACCACAAACAATACGATCAATAACAACCAAAAATTCAATCTAAATTTCTTTTTGAATGAACAATGTAAGGATGCGATGAATATTTCCGAATTTTTGGAGAACATGATGCTCGATATGGAAGACTTAACAGAAACTGGTCGACTAGGTTACGTAGACGGGATATCAAGAATTTTTATCAACAAACTGCGAGAACTCGACACATACAAACGACCATTGCACTGCACTGACTTGAAGCGCGAAACACTGTATATACGGGATAATGATGTATGGGAAAAAGAAGAGAATTCAAAACAGAAACTGAAGGAATTAGTAGACAAAGTCGCCAATAAAAATTGCAAAACCATGCGTATATGGACGGAAGAACATCCAAATTATACAGAAATGGATTCGATCGAAAACCAAGAATTTATGAAACTGTCGGATGCTATATTGGGTGGGTTTGGAGAACAAGAATCAAAACAATTCCGCGATAAAATCATCAAAAGTGTAATCAAAGAAGTCATGGTCAATAAAAATGTATAATATATTTGTGGATATAATTCATAAATATATTCAATTGTCTACATAAGTGATTAGCATAGTATTATAGTTTACTAATATGAACAATCTTTGCGTATTTATGCGCTACTTTAATCGGCGTCCATTTCCTATATTTACGATCGTATACACATTCCATGCGTAATATTTTTTTTAGATCGACATATTTATCGTGTTGGATATTTTCGAAATCGTCTTCATCATCGCTTTCTTCGATATAATCCAGGTTTTTATTTTCTCTGATATTTCGGAAAAGATTATTCATCGCGACGCTTGTCTTGTAGTTTGGTACATACGATAAATTGTAATAGACCGGGCTATTGTTTCTGCCGTATGCAAACAAATGATAAATATCATATTGCAAATCTGCACGAACTTCAAATACGGTCGTAGTTCTATATTGCGGTTTATTGAAGACCATTTTATAAGGTTCGATTTCAAAGTCTGTCGATAACGGCGCGACAACCTTTGTAGCATTGGGTAAACTGACGATATTTAATTTTCTAGATAAGTGCACATTCATATATGGCATGACTTCGTTTGATGAGCGATACTGAATGTGGTGAAGAGGATAATGCACACGCGATTGGATGCACTCATCGAGCGTATTTGGATATTCGTCCAATCCATCCAATTGGACATTCCATAAGAATGGCGAATAAATAGGCGTATGTTTCTCGAGACATTCAAATAATAGTTTCCACGCACCAAATTTATTTATACTCGACATTTTGCAGACATTTACGCCCTTCATAAAGAGAATGTCGTCAACAATGTATTTTTCTTTTCCCGAATGTTCGTCTACCACGCATGTCGCATACACGAGTGTCCCCATCGACAATTGAAGATTGGATTTGATATCACTATGAACCACCTTGACTATTTTTTTGTCGCGGTTTAATTCCATGATATAACAAGTATAATATTTTTGATAAAACGTAAACCATATCAACACTTTTTTACCAGTGGGGATTGCTATACATACATCATAAACAGATGAAACTTTCTTATGTGAAATTGTTTCATAGGAAAGTTCAAATTGTGGTAATCTTTTGAGAAGATACGACGTTTGGTTAGCGTTTAGAACCAACATACTATAAGAGGCACGTACTATTTATATAGTTTTAAGAAAGTGTGTGGGTAGTCTGTTCATCCATAAACTGTTGTAAATCAGTATTCAATTTTTCAATATGTTCCCGATCAAATAATTGTGTGTTTGGATTTACGCTCGTTGAATTTTGTATTTGCGTCATCATCGCATTGTATTTTTCACCATTTAGCGAACGAGACAATTTAGGTTTGGGTATACGAAACTTAACTTGTAGGTGTTGAATGACCACATGACATAGAAAAATGAACAATAAAAAAAAGAACGACTTGAATAAAAATTCTGTAAACATATGTGTAAATACTAAATATTACGAACACAAAAATATACATTTTTAAACGCCCAATGCAATTTACCAAGAAATAGTATTTGCAAACTATATAAATGTATCGTGGGTAAAGATAATAATGTCATCTATACGTTTGTTGGTAGTAGAAAAGAATGGTACCATTAAAGAAAGTGTATTGAAAACATGGAAGGAAGAAGACTTGTATAAAAAGGCTGGTTTTAAAACTAGTCAGGGGTTTGCATTGGCCACTACTTGGAAGGTTGGTGATATTAATAACAAATCCTATTCTATTCGTGTCTATGGCAAGACTGATGGTCGCGCTACCCAAGAAAACAAATATGAGTTTCCTCCCCCAATTGATGAAACATTGTTTTTCGGCAATTGTTTGATTGTAAATGTGCGAAATGATGTGCCGGTGTCTCTTACTACCGCAGAGTGGACGTGCATTTATGATAAACTGCACGGAGGTTTTGAGGAGCTGGGTGATGAAGATGAAGATGACGATGACGAAGACAGTGATGAATACGATGATGTTCCCAAGACCAAATCAGGTTATGCAAAGGACGGGTTTATTGTAGACGACGATGAACGATCTGACGATGATTATGAAGGTTCGGACGCCTCCGAAAAATTAGAGCCGTTGCCTAAGAAGAAATCAAGCAAAAAGAAGGACAGCGTTGTAAAGACGAAACCCAATAAAAATAATGAAAAAGTCAGCGTTCCCGACAATGTCTTTATGGAACTTAGCAATGAAATAGATGAGTTATTTGATAGCACAAGCGAGTTGGAAATAGAGGAATACATATAGTCAATATTCGATCCAAGTATAAGATAAAAATTGAATGATATAAATAAAAGTATTCTATTTATATTATTAACATACACACAAGATGAAGACAGTATCAAATCCGTGCAATTTTCGTAAAAATCTAAAAGAAAAATTAAAGATTATTCTTGAAGATGAGAACATAACATCGAACGTAGAAACAAGCATATTTAACTATGCACTCAATGAGTCAGACCGACGCAGGTTGATTAAAAAGTGGGACAATCCACAATTTGTAGAAATTTATTTGAACAGATTTCGCAGCATCTACATTAACTTGAAAAATACTACATTCTTGAATCAAATTCGAAACAAAGATATTACTGGAAAAAAATTGGAAGTATTAACTCATTATGAAATGGATACAGAGAGATGGAGCGAACTCATCGACAAAAAGATTAAGCGAGAGGCAAGTAAATTCAAGACCAATATTCAAGCATCCACTGATATGTTTACATGCAGAAAATGCAAATCAAAGAAATGTACGTATTATGAATTGCAGACACGAAGTGCGGATGAGCCAGCAACTATATTTATAACCTGTCTGGATTGCGGGAAGAACTGGCGGTCTTAAGCAAATGGCCAATTGCAGCTAAAATATATTCGAAATATACGAATAAAAAATATATACGAACTGTTACAAAAAATGCAGATTTCATCCTTTCGGCATTGGGATGGTCAATGAACCAATTGGTTATTTGTTCAATATCTCCTTCAAAATCGTCTATTGTACACGCTATACGTATATTTTTTATTTTCTTGATATGGTTTACGCAATCATCGTAATGATTTTCTGAGATGGTAATATTTGTTACATCACTTCTACAAAGCGGACACAATATATATGGATTATGCGAAGTATGCAGTTGTTCAATGTAATGGAATACACAAGTTGAACAAAAATAATGACTGCACGTTAATTTGCAACATTTGACTGGTTCTATTGGTTCTAGACAAATAGAACAATCATCATAATTCTTTAATTGAATATTTTTATCGATGTTCAACTGTATATGCAATAGTCGCGTAGATAACAAAATCGTAGAGATGGTCGATGGTGTCCAACGCGTGTGTATGTTATTTCTCAATAAAAATTGATGAATGGATTCGGCATTTATAATCATTTTGCTATTTGGTATCGAATTGATGAGTTCAATATGCATTTCGTTTGATACTTGCGAATAACACATTACCATTTTCCGAATAAATTTTTTGCACGGATTATGAGAAATATGATGAGATTGTTTTGTGAATAAAATATTGTGTTTATAACCAACTGCCCGCAATATTTGCATATTCAAAGACGACAAATACAACTTCAAATACGTGGTATGCAATCCCAAATAATAATCGTATGCAGCATTCATTTTTATACATTTTTCAAATACTTGTATCATAGAACTATTGCAATTGTTTATACGGTGTCCAGAGTGGTTACAAAATGAACAGTTAGGCATAGAGAAGAGACCTTATATATTTACACTATCCACACACTCTATTTGCAAAAAAAATACTTATTGTATTTTTTTTACGAGACCTGAATTTAGATCAAAATTTCTAAATCATGTAATTTCCAATATTCGCAACCTCCGTTCGGCAAAGGACGTTTGATAATGAAAGGTAGTTTCTTTTCTTCGAATTCTTTTAATGCAACCAAATACCCATCAATCACACTCTCGTCGACAGATACGAAAGATTTGCTTCCTGCATTGATTTGCTTCGCACGTTCTCCAATAACGCGTGCCTTCTCGTATTTGGTAACAAATGGTTGCGTTCTATGCAATGGGTCAATTATATTTCCATCGCTATCGCGAACAACCTTAGACAGAGCTTCCACCTCATCGTAATTGATATTATGTAACTCGGGATGATAACTGGAGATCAAGTTTTCTTTGTAGTCGTCATCAATCTTCTGCAAATAGTCTTCCTCTTTTTCTTCTTCGTCATCGCTAAAATCATCTTCGCGAAACGGGTTTAATTCTGCGTCTTCTTCTTCTTCATTCTCGTCTTTTTGTTTTGAGAAGATCTTATTTTCAATTTCTTCGTCATCAATTTCTTCGTCATCGTCAAATTCGTCATCACTTTCATTCATCATTGGGTCGTTTTGAGCAACAGATTCATTATCACTTTGCACGTCTGATGCGTCGTCATCGTCTACAGTTTGGATGGTAATTGCCCCCTTCTTTTTTGTCTTGCTTGTTTCTGTCTTGTCAACTACCTCTTCATCTGAGAAATCGTCTTCAATAATTTCTTCGTTATCGTAGTCAATGGGGTCCATTATATACTAATATGGGAATATATTAAAAAACATATTTCTAAATACATTTATTCAATTTTATAGTAGAATGATTTAATTGTTTGTCCATTTAGTATCACATTCTATGCATATATAACTGTAATTCATTTTCGCATCGTTATATCGCATATAAATGATTTCTGCTGGAGTTTTGTGGTCTTTATGGTTCGTTTTGCATTGTTTATTTGGGCATGGTATATTGTATATGCGAGGCAGAGTAGGATCTAGTTTTGTATACTTGTTAATAATGTGATGAAAATTTTGTTCTCCTTTGGTGAACGATGTGTTCATCAGACAAATTCCATCTTGGTCAATATCAGTATCTTCGTGTCCACAATGTTTGCAATAATAATTCAACTTTGATTCATCGGATTCTGTAATACGAATATAGTACATATTGTCGCATTTCTCGCAAAATTTCATTTTTGAAACCTTCTTATATATATAGTTGTATGATAATTCTTCTATGCTATTTCATTTCAATTTTGTATTGCCAGTGTACAAATATTCAATGATATAAAATTGATAAACATATACTTGATTTTATTACGTTCAAACTAAATATTTCAATCTAATAACAAACCTTGCTCCATTTACCGTAATACACTCTACCGTATTCCAATACCACCGTGTGGTTATATTATTCGAAAATTGATTTAGAAAGTAGTCATTAAAATATTTATATAGTATACTCTGGGAGATGAAATCTTCTTCTATAACTGCAAAAATGAAGTCAAAACGTACACAAAGTGTCCAATCTATGCTTACACAACATAAAGTAGACAAACAGGCAACCAATGATAAATCAGAAACGCATACAAATACGCGGATCGGCAATAAAGATGCGAAGATACACGGCGGTTCTTATGCAATTCCAGACAGTGAATATCCTGAATTTATGAACAAAGTTAAAATGGCTACAACGGCTGGTCAATATGAGTATTTGACTGAAAAGCAGTTGCCGGAAGGAACATTGGCGATTGATATGGATTTGCATTACGATTATGAAGTAGAGGACAGACAACACGGAAAGGAGCACATTGACGACTTGATTGATGTGATTTTCTCCACATTGAATGATATGTATGTATTTAACGCTGAACAAAATATCATCGCATATGTGATGCAGAAACCGGATGTAAATCGTGTGAAAGAGAAAAATATAACCAAAGATGGTGTTCATCTACTAGTAAACATAAAAATGGACCGACATGCAATGAAATATTTGCGTGAACAACTGATGGCCAAAATCCCGGAGATATGGGACATTCCGATTATCAATACGTGGGGAGGTGTATTCGACGAGGGGGTTATGAAAGGAACTACGAACTGGCAGCTGTATGGATCCAGAAAACCGCATCATGGAAGATATAGTGTTTCTTACATTTATGATATTGGATACGATGAGACGGATAACGAGTTTATCCGCGACGAGATCAATGATGTATCTGCTCATTTGGAAGAACTCGACTGGATGAATTTGTCTGTTCGAAATACCAACTTGCCTACTTTTCAATTGAAGACGTCGTTCATTTCTACTTATGAGAAATATTTACCTGTGAACAAAACCCGTACCCAATTTTCGCGTAACAATATACCGGTTCGTAAATCGGCTGGATATTCTTCATTGTCGAAGGACTTGACTAGTATCAAAAGTCAAGAAGAATTGGACTCGCTCTACAACGAGTTTATGGATTCGCTGACTGCGAATGACCACAAATTAATTAGTGCTTGCAAAATGACTATGATTTTGCCTTCCGAATATTACGGAAATGGCTCATATGATAAATGGATCAGAGTGTGTTGGGCACTGAAAAATACATCATTGGATTTGTTGCTTGCCTGGGTGAAGTTCAGTTCCCAAACTGCTTCTTTTCGGTTTCCCGATTCTATTATGGAATGTATAGAAAAATGGGACGAAACTGCCGTTCAATCTGATGGAGGGCTGACATTGGGTTCGATTTGTCATTGGGCAAAAACAAGCAATCCCACCGAATACAAGGATATATTGAACCAATCTATTTATGCAAAGATTGAGCAGTCGATCAATTATGCCGTACAGAATAGCAATTTGAATAATAAAAAGAATGGTATCTGCGGCGATGCTGATTTTGCGGAGGTATTGTTTGCTATGAAGGGAGATGAATATGTCTCTGCTGGTATCAAATCCGTATTATGGTATCGGTTTGTGAATCATAGATATGAGGTGTGTGAATCGGGCACATCATTGCGAAACGAAATTGGAGGCACCATGCGTTCGCTATATAACCAAAAAGCACAAGAATATTTACACGAAAGTACATTTCAACCAGATGATGCAGAGTCAAAAGAAAACGAATTGGCTAAGATCAAAGCGAAGGTTTGTATGAATGTATTTGCTCATCTTGGCAAGACAACCGACAGAGAACATATTATGATTGAGTCTCGACACATGTTCTATGTGATGGATTTCTTTGATAAATTGGACCAAGATCCCTACTTGATGGGTTTCAACAACGGCGTCATGGACTTTCGTGAGAAAGTATTTCGTCCCGGTAAGCCTGAGGATTACATCTCTATGAGTACCCACATCAATTATATCAATTTGGATAATAACGACAAGCAACAGCGAGAAATCGTACACGAAATTACCGAATTCATGCATCAGTTGTTCCCCATTGACGAAGAATACGAGTATATGTTTGACCATTTGGCGTCAACGTTGATAGGAAACTCGATCAACCAGACATTTACTATGTATACGGGCGAGGGGCGCAATGGAAAGTCTGTATTGATTTCTCTTATGGCGAAGATTTTGGGAGATTACAAGGTGGAAGTGCCGTTGAGTTTAGTTTGTGGAAAACGTGTAGCAGAGGGAGGCACGAGTGCAGAAAAAGCAGCATTGAAGGGGGCGCGCTATGCAGTATTTCAAGAACCGACAAAAGGCGACCGAATTAATGAAGGCAAAATGAAGGAATTGACGAGTGGAAAGGACCCCATCACGTGCAGAGCACCCTATATGACGAATATGATAACGTTTATTCCTCAAGCAACCTTTGCGATAGCTTGTAATGTAATGATGGACGTGGATAGCAATGATGGCGGCACTTGGCGTCGTATTCGAGTGGCCGAATTCTTGTCTTATTTCACTGAAAAACCTGTAAAAAATGATAGTACCAAGCCTTATCAGTTCGTCGTTGATTGTGAAATCGAAAATAAATTTGATAGGTGGAAAGAAGTGTTTATGTCGATGTTGATTGACCGAGTACTGAAAACAAATGGATATGTAAAAGATTGCGATATGGTGATGGCGGCGAGCAACAAATACAGACAGAGCCAGGACTTGTTCAGTCAGTTCTTCGAAGAGAGAATCGTGATAGATGCTAATAAGACGCTTACCAAGACGGAGTTGTATTCAGAATTTAGCGTTTGGTATTCAAATAACGCCAGCGGAAAGACTCCTACGGCGCGAGAAACAGCCGACAATATGGACAAACTGATCAAGAAAAATATCAAGGGGAAGTGGACCGGCATTGGTCTAAGTTACGGAGACGCTGTAGATGAAAATACAGAAGCAATGGAACCAGTGCAAACTGGATTAGCCGATTTGGAGTAAGAAATAATGATTTGTAATTGAAAATTGTAATAACTATAATATTCAATTTTTATTTGACTGGTTCAGCGCGAATGAAATTGTACATATACATTGCGTAAAAATACAAGAACTGTTCAATATGTACGATATACAATGGATACAGTCCAATCAACAATACAATAACCAAGGTGCTATATATTCGCTCCATGGAAAAGCGTTGGTATAAAAAGAACAATAATACAATAGCGAATAGGTAATAGGCAATCGTTAAAAAATGGTTTGTGAATTCCCAAGTCTCGATAGTTGGTTGAACAAATGTACTCTCTTGGTCTCCTTGCGTTAAATCATTTTTCATATAATCGTACTCGCGATGCAAGTGATTATTTTGAACAGATACCAATTCAAAATATTGTTCATCATTGTCGACAGATACACCCTTTATTTGATTGTATTCGATTAGCAACTCGTCAAGTTCACTCTCTAAATCAATATTTCCGCCATCTAATTCCGGTATAATTGTTTCTAGTATAGACATCTGTTTGGTCAATGTCTTGATGTCTATTTCTAACTGTGCTTTTTCCTTTTTTAATGTCTTGATTTCTTCATTGTATTGCTTTATCGAGTTGAGTGATGATTTATATCTATTGTTATAATCAGCACTGTCTCTCTTCATACTAGATAACTGTGTTTCAATCTCTTTTATGTTTTTGTTTCGGCGGTTGATCTCATTGTTCATATTTCGAATATTTCTTTTTATTCTTTCAAAAATGTTCTTTAACTTGCGAAGTTCCGATTTTAACCATATATTTCGACTGATTAATTCCTTTGGTGGGCCTTTGCGCTTTTGCTTCTTTTTCTTTGGTTTGTTTCCTTTTTTTTTAAACCATCCCATGATGAATAATTTATCTATATAATTAGGATAAATTATTAGAGTTTGTAAAATTAAAATAGCGATTCAAATCGTCGGTGTATACTATCGGGTATTCCTGTGATGTTACGGATTGACTGTTTCGTATATTCTTTGATATTGGCGAGAATATCAACCATCACTTCTAAAATAAACATAAAATAAGGGAAAATAAGCAATGCGACAACCACTGCGATTGTATAGGGTTGGTTCAGTTTATTTTGACGACGATACATAAATACCAAGATTGCTAATAAAATATAATAAACATACCAGAGAGCGAGGTTCGCAATTGAATACTCCATCTTGATATGGTCTTGATATGTGGAACGGCGGTCAATATCAATGCGTTTTTGAGTTAGACCATTTAAAGTTTTATCTAAATGGTTATTTTGCTTGGATAACTGATCGTATACTTGTTGCGTTTTGCCGTATATATTGAGTTTTTCTTGCTTCACTTCCTCATCTACTGTAATCAAGCTAGACAGCAAGGTCTTGTTTTTATCATCTGAAATATTATATTCGGTCAACACTTTATTTACATCATCATCTAAATTTTGTTTCGTGTCCAGCAAATTCACATTTATATTGTCTCTGTAATTATTGCGCGTATTTTCCTTACTATTTTCCATCTTTTTCGTATTTTCGGCCTGTTGTTTAATTTTGTTATATTTGTCGGTTTGTTTCTTTAATTGTCGTGTTCTCGCCCTTTCTTCTTTTTTTACTGGTTGCAATCGTTTGTATACTTTATTCTCGTCTCGTCGACGTGCATTAATCGTCTTTGTTCGTTGAATACGTTGTTTTTCCATTTTGTCATTATTCCCCTTAATGGCTAATATAATGGGAAGTACTGGGATTAAAGGAAACATAATATCACTATTTTATATAATAGTCATATTATATTTTTGCATATTTATCTTGCTCGTACGGAGTGTTACACATAGCTGGTTGCAGATTGGAAAATGCTTCTTCAACTTCTTCTGCTTCTTCGACTTCTTCTACATCTTCGTTAGGAACGCATAACAACTGTTCATTATCAAAACTAGTGCCTTCGTGACAACACGCCGGTCCAACGCAATAATCCAAATCATTCGCAGCTAATAAATCACTTGCGTCACTATCTGCTGCAGATTTTTGTTTTAATTCCTCTGGTTCATCCAAATATAACTTGGTAAAATCCATATTGCTTCTCAATAAGATTTTGAGTATTTGCTTTATGCTATAGATGCCGACTATACTAATAATCGCGACCGCTGCAATAGTCATCGCCGACTCGGGTATAAAACCCAAATGACGCTGCACAAGAATAAGTATAGTGATAACAAACAAACCAAATACAATGACCGCCATCATTTTGTTGACTTCGTGTTGTCTCAAACTATACGAGTTATTGAATTGCATTTGCCGTTGTTTTACAACATATTCACTGTCGATTGTGGATTTTTGGCTCATCAGACGGTTCTTCTCTTCGTCCAGAATGTTGCTAACTTGTTTTTGTTTTGTTAGCAAATCAGCATTTGTGATATTTGAGTTATCGTATATGTTGTTTATTGTATCTAGTTCAGTTTGAAGTGATATGATTTTTTCATTCAAATTTGGGTCATCGCTTTTTTGCAAGGTTCCGTGTAAATATCTTTTTTGTAAATCAAAAAAACTTTTTAAATCCACTTTGGGGGATGTTTCAGTATCAGACATGATATATACTATAAAAATATTATATCATATTATAAAATCGAGAGAATGCTTATTGTTTCGTTAATAACATACCACCAAATACCAACAATGTTGCCGTCGCAATACCACCTAAAACGAAGATTTCATTATTTGTATTGATCATTTTCTCCACGTCTTTTAATCTCGCTTCTTCCACATTATCTATTTTGTGTATTGTACTCTTATTCGTGTAAGATGGGTGTTTTTTGATTTCATCTAAAAGACCTGTTTGTGTAGAATTCGTAATAGAATGCAATACATCAGTGATGTTTGTATGTTCGCTGGTAATTTGGTCAACATCATCTTCATATTTGATTGCCTTCTTTTGAAGCGGGTCAATTTGCTTTTCTTCCACTGCTTTCACATATTTATTGTATTGCTGTGTTTTTTTAGCGTTTTCCTCTTCGGAATTGGGCAATTTATATTTTTGTCTCAATTCTGAACTATACGTATAGTTATCAAAACCTTCAACATACGGAGCATAGTCAGGATATGCAGATGGCTTCGAATTGGGTTTGCAATCTAAACATCTCCCAAGTGATACAAACGCTTCTTTATCGTCCTCTTTTTTAGAAGTCAGCACAGTATTTCCGAACAAACTCCAGTTTGTTAATTGCACTCTATCGATGGGTCCTTGCATTTTGGTAATGATCAATCTGAAATAAGAGAACTTCTTAGGATAAGTAAATTCGAAATTCTCTTTTGTTCCCTTGAAATCAGGAGACATGGTTTTGGTATGTATTGCTTCCCAATCTTGTCCATTGGTTGAACCTGCAACAATAAACTCATTCGGAAACTTGTTTGATTTTGACGAGGGAGGGACTTCAATAATATAACTGTTTAAATAGACGTTGTATGGTATTTTGACTTGTACCCATTCTCCTTTTATATCGTTTACATTCGTCTCTGCACCCAGTTTGGTAATAAATGTATTCTCTTTTCTTCCACCGCCACGATAAGCAGATGGATAGTTTCCAGTAAACGCGGATTGTACGTACTCTGGATATGATGAATTTAATGTATTATATGTTGGATTGCCTCGATAATCAGATTCCCAATATTGTTTGTTATTGTTGAAAGTATGATATGCGTCGTGTTGTATATTCGCGCGAGACGAGCAAGATAATTCGTAATTGCCGTTGGGCAAATAAGTACCTGATTGTTTCAATCCGCTGATTGTTGAAATATTGGTTTCAAATTTCCGTTTATCAGGCAATGGAACTATTTTTAATGCTGGTTGGGTCATAGGTGTTATGTTATTTAATATAAAGACACATATTAAATAAATGAAATTCGATTATTTGTTCAGTTTGAAAAATACATAATATAGCGTAGTTGTTGCTAAAATACTCAATGCAACGCCTCCAAAATTATTGTAATGATACATATTTTCCATATCTGCATGAAGGGAATGTTTTTTCTTACTCATATAATCCATTTTGGTCTGCATATCATTTCGTAATGTTTGTATGTCTTCGTCATACATAGTCATCATTTCATTATGCGAAGCATCGAATGTTGCTGGACTCGTAACTTGATTTATATCCGCATTCTGTAGCGTATATATAAGTCCACCATTTACGGTTTTGTCTTTGTCGTAAGATACAATTTTGTTGTATTTTTCTAATACACTTTTCTTACTCATCTCTTCTTTGGAACAATTCAATACAGTATTAGAAGGGTTCATGTTGTTATCATTGCATTCAATGTATTTCACATATTGCTCATTAAACGCATTTATCGAATCATGTAGGTGAAGCGAAGTGTTCATTACACTCATTCCTTCGATTTTTCCGGTGCTATCAGATACAAAACCATTGCAATTTCCATCCAAATTCATACAGATTTTTCCGAAGAGAGACCATTCGGATAGAGTGATACTATTGTTTACGGGAAGGTCGGACATACCTGAAATGACCAATCTATAGTGCGAATACGAAAATAGGTTATCTTTTACCTTGAATTCGACCGGCAATGTGGCGTTTTGTTCCATCAACTTATCTTTCTTGTCGTTTTTATGAATACTAACCCATTTTTCTCCATCATTTGAACCTAACACAGAGAAAAGAATGGGGAAACGTCGTATATATTTTTTTGGATTGACTGTTGCTTGCAAATAATAATCAGTCAAAATAAGTTTATAAGGGAGTTGTATTTCTGCCCATTCTCCGTCGATGCTTGTTCCATCCGTCAACATTGTTTTATGATATTTATTTTTACCTCCACCTACGTATTTACCATTCTTGTATGCATTCTGGGTATATCCATCTTGATAGCCTGACTTGGAAGATTTGATATAAGGTGTTTGCCAAAATGTACTGTTTCTTCCATCGAATAAATTTAAAGCCGAATAATCAGAATTTTTATGAATGCCTTGATCGTCGAGACAAGATGACTGTTTTACTTTATATGTTCCGTTCATGAATACTCTTTCCTCATCTTCTATATCCACGTTAAAGGCGTTATTTGTTTCATCCATATTAAACTCGTCTAGTGGAACTGCTTGAAATATTTCATTATTCATGGTTGTTTATTAGTTATATTATATGTTTATATTTCTCGCGCGGTATATAAAAAATATTAACGCTGTTATTCCAATTCCTAAATTAAGAGTATCTAGTTGCGTGGATTTGAATTGTTTTACGTAATCTTGATGTTTTTCTTCCGACCCACTGTGATTGTTTTGGACATTATCTATATTGGTGACCTTCTCTTTATTTATGCATAATTCACGCTCAATGCATTTGTTACTGTTTGTATCACTATTGAACACATCTCGCTGTTCTTCATTGTCGGTTTTACATATGGTTTGATAATCAAATGTAGTATCTTCTAATATGGTTTTGCATTTACTATCTGAAGGCATGTATCCATTTTCCTCTGCGGTTATGTAAAAAAAATCGTTTTTGTTATATCCTACAACTATATCTGAAAACATATAACTATATATTATGTAGTTATATATTTGTGTACTATTTACTTACCTAATTCACACACACACGATAATATTCGTGTTCTAAAGAAGATACGCTTTTTCTGGTGTATTTGCACACTTGTCCTGGTCGCATGCAAATGGCCAATGATTGAGGGTCAAAGCGTGATACTTCAGGAAGTTGCGATAAATCACGAATGTTATATTTTACTTTCAGTTGGTCCAACTCCTCATTGGTGAGTATCTTGCATTCAGGGACTAAAGCATGCTCTAGAACGTTGTATTGCAATCGCTTGATATGATGGACTACGATAAATACTCCTTCTTGTTCATACAGATATTTCATTCTTGTTACAAGGGAATCATTGGGTTCATCGTCAGTGACAACAAGTAATATGTCTTTCTTTGTTAACGTATTTTCAACTTCGAATAGTTCATCTTTCAGATTATCTAAATCTTTCTTTGTGAAAGAATTGTTCTTTTTGTCTGTAGGAAATGAATATTTGATATACATTTTGTTTTTTCCATTTTCAACAATCATATCCAATTTGTTATTCGCATACAATTTGTCCACCTCTAGATTGCTGGTATCCAAATGTTCGGATACATCATATCCAAGAATTTCGCATTGTTTCAATAAATTCACTCTTGATTTATGTAACTTTAAAATCAGATTGTTGCTCGCCATTACTATAAATAAAACCTTATACTTTATTTTATTTATAGCATACATTAATCAATTTTATATATTTATACTTTTTTGATAATCAGATTGGAGAAATCCATTTTACTTTCGGGAATACTATCTTCGCTTTTCACATTTTCTTGTGTTTGAACCGTTGGTACACTGTCTTGGCTGGTAAATTGCATTGGTACACTGTCTTGACTAGAAGATGTTTGCGATTGACTTGGTACACTGCCTGGGATATGGAACACAGGAGAAATGTGAATAGAAGGCATTTGTGCCGAAAGTTGTCCTTGTTGCGATGCTCCATATCCAGGGAAAGGAATATGCGTTTCATATGGTTTCAAATCCAATGCAGTGACCACTTCTACTTCTGAATTGGCCCCTTCAGATTCGATTTTATACAGATTTGATTTATTTAATGGGGTCACCACCCAAGACCTTCCAGGAATATTGTCCTTTCCGTAAATAACGCGATCTCCGCCTTTGAATGTCCTAGATGGATTACTTTCGGGCTGACTTGGCGGTGGAGGCGGCGTTCCATAAGAGGAAGCATAGGAAGAAGGTGGTTTCTCGTCTATTCCATATTCAGGTGTTCCCGGAGGGTTCATTTCAGGTGTTCCCGGAGGGTTCATTTCAGGTGTTATTGGTTGATATTCCGGACTTTCAGCAGGAGGAGGCATATCAGGGGTAATTGGTTGATATTCCGGACTTTCATTAGGAGGAGGCATTTCGGGGGTCGATGGTATAATGGGAGTATCAATTTCCGCATCTTCAATGATGAATTTGTTCTCATTCGACTGTCTTAGTGCACCCGCCACATCTTTTTGTATTTGGTCCAGTGTCTCTTTGGTATCTAAATGTTCTGCGTGCATCAAACGTTGTATGTTCTTGGAGAAAGTCATATTTTCAATCTGGTTGATGTTGTCTTCGGTAATAATACGCATATTAACATTAATAGTTTGTAATTCTTGCATCAATAATTTGAAGGAGTAGGGAACACATACAATACTGAAACTGCGTCCGAATTTGGTTATTTTTTCAATATTAATTTCTTGTTCATTCACGGAACCGGCGAATTGAATTGGGCCGTCAGCGAGGGGGCTCATGAACAAGTTTTTATCAGGATTGTACACTGCAATCATTCCTGTTGTGTTACAAATCGCCATGTAATACTTATCTGCCCGTTCCATCATAGATTCGCGTAAGAACTCGGTTGCTCCATGAGAAATCACACCGTCACGTTCCATCTCACCTATTCTCAATCCACCGTCGTTTGCGCGACCAGCAACGGGTTGTTTTGTAAGAGGGTTTACACGCCCAGTTGGACGATGATTAATCTTATCCTTCACCATATGTTTCAAACGCATATAATAGGTCGGTCCCATGAATATCTCGGTTTCTACTTGTTCACCAGACATACCATTGTACAATACTTCGTTTCCACTGGAATGATATCCATAATCAGAAAGCATTTTTCCGAATACACCCACCTTCGAACCGTTATTGTTATAAGCAGTGCAATCTCCAAACCCACCTTTCATTGCACATGCTTTTCCCATAATAGCCTCCACAAACTGACCAATGGTCATACGAGAGGGGATCGCGTGGGGATTGATGATCAAATCCGGTCGAATTCCGTCTTTGGTGAAAGGCATATCACATTCAGGTATAACCATACCGATTGTACCCTTTTGTCCCGCTCGCGAAGCCATTTTATCTCCCAAATTCGGAATACGTTCTTCGCGCACGCGCACTTTCGCAATACGACGACCTTCTTCATCGTCAGTAATGAATGTCTTGTCTACAATTCCCAACTGCCCCTTCTTTGTGGTTTTGGAATGGTCAGTGAACATATCGTCTTCGCTACTACTCGTGACCATACCAATCATAATCGTTTCGTCATTCACTTCGGTATTCACCTTAACAATGCCTTGCTCATCTAGTTTACTATAATCGTGTCCTTGTTTGGTCTTTGTTATTAAGTTCATATCATTTTCAATATTTGAAAACGTGGTTTGTGTCGTAATTTCACCTAGTTTCTCTTTTTCTTCGTGAGCTTCATATGTAGTAAAATACGTTGTGCGGAAAAGACCACGTTTCAATGCCCCTTCGTTGACCAATATCGCATCTTCTACATTGTAACCTGTATAACACATAATCGCTACAATTGCATTCTCACCATAAGGATTCTCTTCGCGGTTCAAGTACTCCAAGTAACGTGTTTTGACTAATGGAGTTTGTCCATAATTTAATATGAGTGCAGTCTTGTCCATACGCACTTGATAATTCGTGTGGTATATCGAGCACGCTTGTTTCGTTTGACCGCACGAAAATGAATTACGGGTTGCAGGATTGTTTTCCAAAAAGTTGATTTGATTACACATTATGCCAAAAATGAGCGATTGATGGATTTCCATATGTGTGTATAATTTGTCCTTTTTCTTGGTTGCTTCCATATCCAATGCGATAAGCGCCTGTTCCGTTTCGCTGGTATCGATATAGTCAATGATTGCCTTGTTATGTTTGAATTTTTGTATTGTTGCTGGGTTCATCGTTGCATCGTCTACATTTTCATACAAATCAGAGAAATTGTATATTTCTTCGTCGTTAATGTGAAACCCATCGATTTTCTTTTCGGTAAAGCCACCTACCAATTCGGACCAAGAAAAGTTGTTTTCCGCTACTCTTTTTTGGAAATGTTCGCTTTCGAACGACATTTTTTTGGTGTCTTCATCTTTATAAAAGATGGGTCTGCATACGCGTCCACCGTCAGTATAAACATACAGAGTGTTGTCTTTCACGTCGAAAGAAATGCTAGTATAAGTTGGTATCAGTCCATTGCGACGATAAAATTTCATTGCACTCACAGTATCGATTGGATTTTCAACGGACCCGATCCAACATCCATTCACGATGACTTTTGATAATCTAGACAATAATAATGGTGTGCAATCATATAATCGTTTCAAATTCATTTTCTCAATCATAAATTGGATTACACTTTCACGAGAATATCCCTTTGTTACATGGGTACTGATCGACATATGTTTATGAATACCGATATTACCACCATCAGGGGTATCAATTGGATCAAAAAATCCCCATTGCGTACAATTCAGTAAACGAGGACCCACTACTTTCGCGCTTGCGTCAAGTGGTAAGTTGGTTTTGCGCAAATGGCTCAAAACAGAGTTGAATGATAATCTATTCAAATCTTGCACAGCACCTACGCGTTTTGTATGAGAATGTGCTCCCCAATTTCCTTTGAATGCCTTTGTAAATCCCTTTTCCAATGGACGCATTTTGAATATTTCATTTTTGTTTTCTTGAATTAACAAATACAAATTGTTTTCATAGACATTGCGGTTTTCGCGCGTATCATATGTGATTTTACGTTCGAATTCGCGATGAATATCCGCAGTCTGAATGCTATAATATTCACGGAACAAATCGTACAACATATCTCCTACCAGGTCAACGCGCTTGAATTTGTAATTGTCTCTGTCTGTAGGTTTTTCAAATCCTTCTGATGTTAATAGTAACTTCAATGTGATATGACCCAGATAATAGGCTTTTTCTTTGAAATTCAATTCGCCAATGTGAGGTAACAAGTAGTCTGTTAATATTTCCAACACCTGGGTCATAGTCTTCTTTTTGGTGAGAAGACGAATATAATTCATGGCTTGGCGTTGTGTATAAATATTGCCTGCGTCATACACACTTGGAATGAACAAATCAACGAAACCCTCGTACTTTTCTAGATCCAATAAACATGTCTCAATAATTTCTTTGTCTGATAGCACTCCCAATGCACGGAATAGAATGAACAACGGTACTGGTTTGCGTACGTTTGGTAAATTTACCACCATGTTCTTGCGCATATATTTTCCTGTTTGAGGATCTTTTGCGCTATCGTAGTTCTTGGGAACATTGTCGTCTGCCTGTATTTTCACAGACAATGTGCGTATCGGTTTGGATACATCTTCCGATACAGAACGAATTTCAGCAGAGTATAAATAGTAATCCCCGTCATCTTTTTTTATATACAGCATGTTGTTTCCAAATTTTTCTTGCGGAACGACGGTTTTTTCTTTTCCGGCAATAATAAAATACCCGCCGATGTCGTTTTTGCATTCACCCATCATGTGTTTGGTATCTCTAGGCAATCCATTCAATACACAGAAACTGCTTTGAACCATAATTGGGAAACGACCCAATAATATCTTGTCCAATGTAATTGTGCGAACTTGTTTGTTGGGTGCAACCATCGACTTTTCTAACTCTTCTCGTGCTGCCGCAAATTCCTGAACCGTTACTCCTCCTTCTTGAACAAATTCACCTTGTGGTGAACCCAGTGTTATATCTACATCTCCACCAACTATCTCTTTGATGTTATAAGTAGCTGTATCTAATGGTGCACCACCTTGTAAATCAATATTTTCAAATACCGTTTGGGGTTGTTCACCTTCTTCGAGAAGATCAATAATCTCGATCTCAATATCATAATGTATCGTCATACCATACGTCATGTTGCGCATTCTTGCTTCATTCGGAAACATATAGTGACTGTTATTATCATCATAAATAACGGGTTTACCGAAGTAAATTTTATCTGCGTTTTTTCCACCGAAATGCATAATACATTTGTGTTTGTAATCTTTGATTTGTTCATCATACATAGTATTGATGATGAGGGGGTTCTTGTTTTTAAACACTTGATAAATCCCCTTTTTGAAAAAGTCATCATACGAATCAATATGGTGTCTTACTAAAGTTTGTGGATTGTCTTCAAAATACTTATGAATTATCTTCCATATTTCTTGGTTATCCATATTGGGATGTATATAAATTAAAGACATATATATTTTTATATATTTTGGGTTGAATACTTGTTTCGAGATTCATAATAATAATTGAATAAAAATATCGATATAAAATTAGATTGATTATGTTATACACAACTATTTATACCTATGTGCGGCATTTTTGGTATTATAACCAAATTGACTAATCATCCTATTTATGAACGAACATTAAATTCCCTTATTCAATTGCAAAATCGTGGTTATGATTCCTCTGGAATTGGTATGTTGGTTGATAATAAATTTGTCGTGGAAAAGTTTGCTTCTACCAATGAAAAAACATCGATTGAATTGCTGAAACAGACCTCCAAGTCGACGCCTTCTATGAATTCGCATATAGGTGTTGGACATAACCGATGGGCTACACACGGTCATAAAAACGACATCAATGCGCATCCGCATATTTCACACGACAATCGCTTCATGATCGTCCATAATGGAATTATTGAAAATTATCAAACATTAAAAACATTTCTCGTCGATAAAGGTTATGCATTTGTTTCCCAGACAGACACTGAAGTGATTGCGAATCTAATTGCATTTTATTATTCACAATGTAAGAATACATTCCAAGCGGTGAAATCCACCATAACACAACTAAATGGTACGTACGGATTGATTATTGTAAATAGCGATGAACCTGACCGCTTGTATGCAGTTCGAAACGGTTCTCCGTTGTTGGTTGGTGTATCTGAAGAAACCATTCTTCTTTCGTCCGAACAATCTGGCTTCTGTGGAGAAGTTTCTAGATATATTGCGTTAACAAACGATGATATATGTTGCATATATCAAGATGCGCAAGGTGTTCATATCGACACAAAAGACAATTATGTTGAAAAACCGGTATCAATCGATTACATTGTTCAGCATACCCCCGATCCATACAAATATTGGACAATGAAAGAAATACAGGAACAACCACAAACGATTTTAAACGCATTGAATAGAGGTGCTCGTTTGAAAAATAATAGCGAGGTGAAATTAGGCGGTTTAGACCAATATGCAGGCGATTTATTAAATGTCCAACATATTATACTGCTTGGTTGCGGGACTTCCTATCACGCCGCTCAAATCGGCGTATATTTTTTGAAACGATTATGTGAATTTACATCGATACAATCATATGATGGTGCGGATTTTACAGAATACGATGTACCAAAGAGGGGAAGCAGTCTGATGGTATTTATTTCGCAATCAGGTGAAACCAAAGATTTACATAGATGTATAGAAATCGCAAGAAAGCACGAAATTATAACACTTGGAATTACGAATGTAGTCGATTCACTTATCGCGCGAGAAACATTGTGTGGCATTTATTGTAATTCAGGAAAAGAAGTCGGCGTTGCATCTACAAAGGTGTTTACTGGTCAAGTACTTACGTTGTCGCTACTGGCTTTATGGTTCTCGCAAAATCAAAATATTCATAAGCAATTGCGCAACACAATGATTACTGATTTACAGAATGTAAGTAATGATTACAAAAATGTATTGAATATGGTAGATAATCACATGCAATTGTTGGCGAATGAGCTGTATATAAAGAAACACTTGTTCATTTTAGGAAAAGGCGTGAATGAATATATTGCGAAAGAAGGAGCATTGAAAATAAAAGAAATTTCCTATACGTTTGCAGAAGCATACTCGTCGAGTTCATTAAAACACGGCACTTTCGCTCTTTTGGAAGACGATTTTCCGGTTTTGTTAATTGATACTGAATTAGAACATTACGAAAAAAATAAAAATTGCATTGAAGAGATATTATCAAGAGGAGCAAATATTTTTTTAATTACGACAAACACCGAACATAAACCGCGTGACAATTTACTTGTTTGTTCGCTTACCTATAATCCGTCATTCTCTTTTTTATTAAGCATTATTCCCCTTCAGTTGTTGGCGTATTATTTATCTATCAAAAAAAATATTAATCCAGACATTCCTAGAAATTTGGCCAAAGTAGTCACCGTAGAATAATTTTTTTCTATCTATAACATATATTAATATGGATAACCAAACTACCGCCATCGACGCTCTGTTCGGTCCTCTCTCGAAGGACTATTGCTTGTACTTTTACTTTCTCTCTGTAATTGGCTTTGTATTCATCGCCATGTTCCTTATCTCTTCGCTTATGCTAGGGTTTAACCAAAAGAAGGGACCTGAATACTACCTACAGGTGTTTGCTGTGGCACTTGGATACGGTATTTTCTACTTTCAGAACCGTCTTCTGAACTCTATGTGTTATAGTGCTTTAAGCGCATAAGCATCTATGTAATAAAAAAAATAATATATTTCGTTTAAAACAATATGATAATTTACATAATAATTATATAAATTATCAATCAGTATGGATATCTTTTATTATAGCAACTATTGTAAACATTCACAAAAAGTATTACAAACTTTAGTCAAAGGAGATTTGACGGGAAAAGTTAGTTCTGTGTGTATTGATAATCGCAAAAAAGACCCTAGTTCCAACCAGACATACATATTTTTAGAAAACGGTAGCAAAGTAATTATGCCACCTACGCTTCATAGTGTTCCCGCCTTGCTGTTGGTGAACGACCGATATCGCATCATTTTTGGAGACGATATCACGAAACATTTTCATCCACAGTTAATTAACAAACAGAGCGTCATGTCGCAGGGACAAAGCGAACCTTCTGCATTTCAATTAAATCGTTCCGCCGGTGGAACAAATATTGTGTCTGAAGCATACACGTTTTTTGATGCTCCTCACGAAGAATTAACTGCGAAGGGCAACGGGTCATCTCGACAAATGTACAATTATGTTACCACTGATAATGATCTATATTCGATTGAAACGCCAGATGATACTTACAAACCCGATAAGGTATCTGAAGGTACTACTGTCGATAATTTACAACAAAAACGAATGGATGATTTACAAGAAGTAACGAGTAATCAACCGAAAACAATATAAATAAATCATTCTATATTTATATACAAACATGGATAAGTCGAGTGTATTGCGTGCATTTAACAAGCATTTCTTTGAATTTTTGAATGATATTATTACGATTTTACCCGAGGAACAGGAGATCAAGAAAGGAAAGGTTTCTTTTGAGAGTATTAAAAAAATGAACCCTACCCTAATTTGCAAAACGTGGTTTACTCTTGTGTATGCCCCTTACAAAGAGGTCATTGACCAAGGAGATATTAGTTTCTTTTTTGAGAAAGACTATTCCAGCGATTTGAACAATGTCGCCAATGCCGCCGAAATTATGGGCATTATCGACAAAATTCGTATTCCAATTAAAAATATGGATGGTGTGAACAAGGAACATTGTTCGAAGTATATTCAGAACTTGAGTAAATTGTCTGCTGTATACAACGCCGCATAAATATATCACAATCGTATAAAGATATTCGTGTATATAAAGTATGAACCAATGTGTGTATACTTTATATTTTGATGGGTGCAGCAAAGGAAATCCAGGCAGAGCAGGCGCTGGATATGTTATTTATAAAGACGATGAAGAAATATCCTATAAATCGACTTACGTTGGGGACAAGGAGACAAATAATAAGGCAGAGTATACAGGAGCATTTGAAGGCTTACGATATGCAGTGGAAAATAATATAAAATGCATTCATGTGAAAGGTGATAGCAACCTCGTGATTAAACAACTAACCGGCGAATACAAAGTGAAATCGGAAAACATTATGAGTATTTATCGGGCCACGAAACAACTATGTGCACAATTCGATATTATCACGTTTGAACACGTCTATAGAAAAGACAATGCGCGCGCAGACCACCTTGCTAATTTAGGATTGGAACAAATATAATCACGCAATATGTAAAATTGTTATTGTCCTTTTACATATTTTGTAACAAATCGAGAGCGTATTGAGGATGTTTCTTTAATAAGAATTCCAACACCTGCGTTTTCGTTACTTTTGACTGCATAGACCTTGATTTGTAGTAGATATAATACAATTGATGAATTTCGTTCAAACAAGCGTTCATTCTGTTTTGAATGTACACATCTTTCTTGAATACATACTTGTCTATATACATTTGATGAATATATTTTACAAAAGCTGTCCAAATCGAGTGAATATTTTTCATATTGTATTGTGACTTGTAAATATACGGCAACATCTTCTTGTGTTTGTCCATTCGCGCATAACAAACATATATATACAGATAATACGGTTCGATGTGTCGCAGTTTGTGATATATATTGTATGCATCAGACACGTATTTACAACGATTCCCCGTTTGGGTATCCATAATCACCATTCCGGATATATTGAGGGATTTTATTTCATCTTGAAGAATGTTCGTTTCTTGGAATGTGCGAGTAAAATTTTGTGGGAAATGAATTAACCCATGCAGTACATCAAACATATTCCATTTTTCATATATTTCAGGACTGATTGGGGTGATGTACTGGTTATGCACTTCATATACGCTCGTTAAATATAATCTACGCGACTTGTTTACGTGACTGTATTTATTCGTCAATGTAAAATTGTAGCAATATTGCTTTGAAAAATTGTCCCAAAAAGGGAGTTTGGATACATCTTTTGATGAACTATATTTTAACACGTTGCATAGCACGCTCGACAAACTATGCTGTTTTGTTCCATCGTATTGTTGTATTACATTATTATGTGTAGTCAGTTTCCATTCATTCACTCGCGTATCATAGAACAAGTGAACCAATAAACCATCTATATATTCATTTACATAGTATGTCGCATTTTCTGATACATTTTCTGTTGCAAAAAATTTACCAGGCACGTCCATTTTAGGTGGCGAAAAACTCAATAACTTTCGTTCTGGATGCGAAAATACAACAGAACGATACAACATTATATTTTCTTTACTATCATTCATTAACTCTTTGTTATAGTTCAATATCGAATAACCTGGCTCTTTTTCTTCCGATATAACTCGTACATTCAAACAAGGGGTTCCGGATAAATTGTAATTTACGTGTATTGATTGATTATCGATTTCAGTCATACCCAACGTAGTTAAATAGATAACGATAACCTTAAATTGGTTTTGATTGTTTTATTCATTATGCTTGAATATAATTTAGATGATTAATATATATTAATACAATAATGGAATTTATTAAACATATTTTATCGTCAAATGATGCTGTTACTAATATGGCTCAATCAGGAGGAGAACACAAATTAACTCTTCTGTATGGAGATTTTATTGAGATCATTTCCCCATCCAATGATGAACTTCATGAAATGACCTTTATGATTACGTATATTGATATGCTAAAAATCACCTTATTTAATACTTCTACTGGAAATTTAACCGATTTGAATACTACAGAGGATGGTATTTTTAGTGACGAGTCCATTGTGGGCATTAATTTGATACATCGAAGTGAAGAAAAGGGGTTTGCGCGTATACATAATCTATTGCCCAAGACATATATCGATATTTATTTTGGCGGCGAGATACCGGCGATTATTACGGCCCAAATTATCAGCTTGGAGGAAGATACGATTGAAATCGTGACTTATCCCGATTTAAAGACACTTTATATTGATTTTGCGTATCAAGGGTTACATCCTCTTATCGATAAGATTGTTATTCGTGAGAAACCTGACGGGTTGAACAATGTTTCTTCGTTGGTGGATGTACAAGATAAGTTAAATGAGAACGAGGATATTACATTAGAAGAAATCAACGAGCAGCAACAAGCCGATATGGAATTTACGCCAGAAGGAGAAAGTATTATGAATATTCCAACTGATAGCGAAGCGGATGCATCATTTAAAGACAATTTGAGAGATATGTATTTGGACGCAAATGAAATTGTATTTGGTGAGAAATTAGACGCGATTACACGAATGGTGGAAATACCAGAGAGCGAGAAAACGTATTCGATTGAGGCACAAGTCAATGATTTAATGGACCAATTTTTATCCACTATTCCAGATAATAAACGCAGTGATAAGGTGTTGACAAATATTCATCGTCTTATTTTACGTTTCAAAGAATTAAGAACTCTGTATTCTGAATACGACGAAAATCAAGATATTGTCGGAAAGAAAATAAATGGTCCTTTTCATAAACCGTTGGTAGAGAAAATACACAAATTGAATACCCAGTTAAAATGGATTTTACCCGTTGTGCAGAACCGCAAGATTATTTATTCTGATGAAAAAGATGTTGAGCAAGAAAGTGATGTTGTATATAGAAATGCAGTTAATTCGGTTGACCAAATGAGTGAAACATTAACTGAATTTCATAAGTCCAAAACGGGAGGAATGGAAAATAACTATAGTGAAGCATATAACAAGATTGATACGAATATGAAAGTATTCGATACACCCATTGACGATTCGAATTGCTTGGCTGTGAAACCCGTAGTAGAAGATTTAGAGGCCATTGTGGATAATCTCGGCATGTTTGAATCAAGCGTTGCGAATGTATATAAATCAGGTAAAAACGCACAATCTACATTGAATCGAAAGAAATATTTGTTACAGAGATATACAACTGGATCCAGTCAACTGGAAAGAAACGTTATGAAGACAGGGAAAAGCGTATATTTCCGTAAGCAGATTACACCAAATGATACTATGTGCGTTTCATCGATTGTTACTCTACCAGAGCCATTCATCCGTATGAGCGCGATGTACTTGCCTTCGCAAAATATTTTGAACAAAGCTGAACTGAACCAACAATATCGATTTTTGTTTCGTATATTGAAAACCAATTTAGATATTGTCCCACGTGTGGTGAACGACTTGTCCAAAGAACTGGACTACGACAATGAAGAAGGGAGCGATTTGTTTTCATCATTCAATGAATTCATTATTAACAATGATAAAGAAGAACTTGACCAAGACAGAGAAGACAAATTCAAGAAATTTCTAGAGGTGATCATTCCCAAAACGAGAACCATTTTGAAATTAGTTCGCAAAAATCTACACGATAAATTGTCCTTTGTAGATGTAGTCAAGCAATTGGAACCTTATGGAATACATACCGAGGATATCACGTATACACAATACGTCGATATACAATACATTGTGCAACAGCAGATTTCCGAACTGAAATCGAAAATGGAAACAAAAAGAGGATTGTATAATGCTTTACATAAGCAAAGAAATGTGAACAAGACTCAAAACCCAGTCAGTCGCATTGTTACCGATAATGCTGATATTTTGGACGCGTTTACAAAGGCGTATTTTGCTATGCAGCAAAAAGATGACTTATCAATCAGTGAAAGTGAAATGATTTCAAAGTTATACACGCAAGACGAAAATCAACTATATCCTCGATTGATTAGTTCAAGATTAACATCTTTGATGGCCGAAACAAACTCGTCTACATTAACCGACGTGTTGTTTGGTAAGGACGCACAAGGCGCATTCGAGAATGATGAATATAAAATTCAATCGGTTGACTGTACTCGCAAATATTTGGCCAAGAAATATGAAAGTCTGGGTGAACTTCAAAAAGACAACAATGTGGACGAACTCTATTATGATAATGAATACGATGATGCGCCTCATCACATTATGGACAAATACAAATCAAAAAAGGAAGAATTGGATCCAAAGGCGTTCAAAGAGTTTCTTATTGAAGTCTTGATTCACAAACACGATTGTCCAGTCGACTATGCGGAAGAATTGGCGACGATTTTAATCAGCAAAAAGAAGCCGGTGTCGGAAGGTGAGTATGCAATTTTGGATATTTTACCCGAGAAACAGAAAAGTCTTGAGTTATCTGAAATTAGCGAAGAAGATGACCAAACGATCGAAAATACGCGTAAGTTGATGTATTATAAACGCATGAAAAATCATTGGGTTCGAGATGATACGATTGCAACAGAAGCATTTTATGATACGAACACGCTGTTTTGCAATATCAATGAAACATGTTTTAAAAATACGCGGTCCAATGTATGCGAGACCAATGATGAAAGTACGATTAGGTTCAAACAACACAACAAAAAGAGTATATTGAACGAGTTTGACCGAAGATATCATCTGACCCGTGAATTACTCATACAAGAGTTAGAAAAAGAGATCACTTATTTGCTGAAATACAATAAAAATATACAGCACCTTCGTCGCGTCCAATTATATAAAGCAAATAATCTGGCGGTTGAAATCGGAAACTTCGCAAAGAAGAATGAACTTATTGTTTCTCCGCGTCTTGAATTATTGAATTGCATATTGGGACAAACTGATTTTGTGAAAAAACAAAACAACATTATGTCGTTTGCTTCTCAATATACTCGCAATCCTCTGGTTGAACAATTAGAAGAAGACAAACACTGGCTATATTGCAAAGAAACCAATACCAAATTGATGCCTATTACTATTTTTGAATTGGCGAAGGCATTTGTCTCTGGTGAAAATTATAACGAAAAATTAAACCAAATTTGCAATGATTATGGTAGAGAAGAAGGAGGCGACATTGTAGACAAACACAGTGGCGTTGTTTTGAGAAAGAGCGATTTCCAAGAAGAAGAAATGTTTAACGACAGCGGTTTTCGCATTACCACGCATAGTATGTTAGAAAAAGATTTGGGTGATGTCTATGCATCCACAAAGGGGAAAACAAAGGGCGTGCCTATTTTTGAAAATGAAACCATGTCCAGCATATACAATGTGCTTGTGACTATATGTGAACGTATACATCTTCCCCACGAAGAGATACAAGATTTTGTGTTACGCGTATCGAGTATAGTTATCGATAAGGCGACCATTAGTGAAGATGAATACAAACAAAAAACCGATAAAATAAATAAGGGCAAGGAAAAGAAGGTCAAAATACCCAGTTACAAGAATTACAAGAATGAGAACCTAATTCTTGCCGTTGCAAATTCATTGATTATTGCGGTCCAAACACAAATGCCTTCTTTCAAATCGAACAAAACCTTCCCAGGGTGCGTGCGTTCTTTTACTGGGTATCCTCTTTCTGGTGTCGAAGACACAGGAGCGATACAATATATATCTTGCGTCATTTTCAAAATTAAAAGTACGATCGACCCTTGGAGTTCTCTGAAAGGATATAAATCCGTCGATAAAATTATTCCCCGCATTACAAAAATGATGGAGGAGCGATTCCTGAAACGTCCTGATGTTCAAGAGAAATTGACGGACAAACGACAATATTTGTTATTGAACCCAGAATCTACTATTCCAGATACACACGCTATTGCGAAATGGGTCCATTTCTTGCCGCCTGTTGTTAAATATGAACTGGATAAATCCATACAAAATGTAACTCCTGAATTTAATAAAGAGTTGAACGCACTTATCAAATCTGGAAACGCAAAACAAAACCATCTCGTAAACATTGTAAAGAGTAAAAATATGTTTTATGGATACCATATTATCAAAACCATCAACGAATTGGTGAAGGATAAAGAATTATTATTGAAGACGGCTTCTTCTATGCCCTTTCTTGAAAATGCTTGCTGCAATACAGGTTTAGTGAACCCAGTCAAATATTTCATAAATCAAGAACCATTGTTGTCTACTTATTTCCATTCTGTGAAACGCAATGAATTATTATTGAAACAAGTGACTAGTATGTCTGCTGCTCCATTGATATATCATAAAGAATTTACTGGTATGGTCTACCCAGTTGTATCGAGCGGCAATTTAGAGGAAAAAATATATTCTTTCATTATGAAACACTGTTTGTATGATAGAGATGTACCTGTTCCTGAGAAATATAAGGCGGTATGTAGCGATAAACCGGAGGGCTATAACAAACAGTGGTCGTTGCCCGAAAAAATCGAATTCTTAAAGCGAAATGGAAAGCAATATACGGAGAGCGATTTAAAGGCTTTATTGAATATTGTAAATGAAGAACACATTGTGCAGATTGAACCAACAAAACCTTACGAGTTAGTAGATGGATTTCAAGACATATTAAATTATCTTGAAGATAAAGACTCTTCTATCATTCCACAAAAAATGCGCAAATTGCTTTTTGAAGTCATCGATAATGTCCAACCTGGTAAAATGTATACAGAAGAAACATCTCAAGTAAAGAGCCTAGCCAAACATCTTGATAAAGTAAACAAAAATGCATATGTTGCGATTAATACTTACTTGTCTTCCAAAAATGAAGAATCGAAATACAAACACGTTCGTGAATTCCTAGAAAACATCGATACATGGAACATTGTCGACAACAATCACAACGATAATGTGCAGACATTTTCTCAATTTGTAAAAAATATGATGTATCACGTTACACAAGTATATCCAAATGTAATTCGTAACGGAAAAGGCTTCCATCCGTATATGGATAGCAACAATGGTTATAAAAAATGGAACTTATCTAAATTGCACGTTCAACACTTAATGGACTATCATGAAGAATATTACATGCATTTGCGACCCTTTTATGAAAATTCCATTGTAATCAAGTTGTTTAATGAAATGGACGATATGTTCTCGGACTTGAATAAATTCATTCGTCATTTCCCGGTGCAAGAAGAAGTAGTGAAACAAACGGGAAACACGCGCACCACCTATTATTCGTTTTTGAATAACAAAACAACTATGTTATTATTGAAATATTGTTTCTACACGTGCATTTGCATTTTTATTGAATCCACTGAAAATACAATGGTGGTTCAAACCAACTTGAATGAATACAAAGGCAATGTTCGCAAAGAGAAAGAAGAGATGAATGAAACTCTTGGAAATATTATTACGGAAACAAATACCACCGAAGAAAACAACGACTATGTAGGTGCACTTCAAGAAGTAGATATATCAGATGTTACACACGATCTCAAGGTGAAGATTGCAGATTTGATCGTCGCATTATTAAACATCGAAATGGATAACAAAAAGGTAATGAACTTGTCTTATGCGGATATTGAAAGAGGTATGCGACGCGAAAGACAAGACGAGCGTCAAGCAATGATTACATATTTAGGAAATATGGTTCCACAACAACGTAGAATAGAAGAATTGAGTAAAATTCATAAACTCGGTAACTGGAATGTTGGAAATCAAGACGCAATTTGGAAATACGATAAAAAACGCTTCGACAATGAAATGAACGAAGGCGAATTTTTTGAATTTCAAAACAAAACCACATCTAAAGAAGCCGAGCAAGAAGTTGTGGATTTGGACGATATGATAGAAGAAGACCAATACGCGCAAGATATGGAAAATGAAAGCGCAGGATACAGAGACGGTGTCGACTTCAGCGAATTGCAAACAGATTACCACGATGGGGATTTTTATCCCGAAGATAGAGATGAAGATGACTTTAATGGCGAAGATTAATTTTCTCCTTCTTTTTTATCTTCCTATTGTAAGTAAGTCATCATGGCGAATTTAAAAGGGTTTGTTCAAGTAAATAAATTATCAGTCACTGTTTCTATTTTTTTAATTATATTTTCGATTATCCATATGTTGAAACCAACTATTATGTATAGCGAAGATGGCGGATTTCGTCCATTTGGCGTCGGATATCGTCACAAAACAGTCATCCCGATTTGGTTAGTCTCCATCTTGGTAGCAATATTCAGTTATTTAGGTGTTCTCTATTATTTAGCGTATATGTAACCTAATTTCTCTATGCAAATAAAATATATACTTCTATATTTTATCTGGACTATGGAACCGCCTCTGCTCATTGATCCATCTTTTCGCAATTACATGTTCCATACTTTACAATCTTGCCATCAATATCGCACAAACATGTACTATTATGTATTGAACTTTGGTATTCTCTTTCTCTTTGTACTCATTGCTGGGTTGACCCTCTATAACTGCAGTCTAAACAAGAAGAGCGATTTAGAAAAACAACAGAAAATGATTGAAGATCAGCAATATGTTATGTCCAAAATACGTTATTATAAACAAGAAATGGGCGAGAACAAGGAAATGATGACCAATATTACAAATCTGCCTTCTTTAGAACATTTCTAATTTTGATAATGTTGTCTTGTTATTATTATTTGTTGGTTATATATATCAATATAGAATGAACATTATCGAAGATGAAAGAAACGATGTAATTCAGAATAACAATAGGGCACAAGCGCAATTCGAGAACCTGTTAGGAACATATTCAAAGGAAACTACTGAAATCATAGTGAAAGACCCTCTTTATGGAGAACTCGATATGTCGATATTAATAGCAAACGGATTTTTACTTGTGAATAAAATCGTGTTCGGAGAAGGCAAATTGACGGACATTGTAAATATTCCCACCAAACTTCCCAAAATTAAAGTGTTTCACTGTACAAATAATTTATTACAACAAATCGAAGACTTACCTAATTCGCTGGAAGATGTGAATGTAGATGGCAATGAATTCGCAGAATTCGATATTTCCACATTAGACAACCTGAAAAAACTATCTATCAATCACAATCGCCTGACCGCTTTGGAAAACTTCCCTGAAACGCTGGAAGAATTACATGCATCATTTAACCAGTTAACCCAACTCAACTTTGGCGATGCGCAACAGCTAAAAATAATAAACGTATCCAACAATAATATTCTACGTATCGAGAACCTACCTGAAAGTGTGATCGAATTTGATATGGACAACAATCCAGACATTCAATTTATTAACTCCAGTCTTCCTATTCAACCCAAAGACGAATATCGCAGAGGAAAAAAACGCATGGATGTGTACGAATCATTGGACAAATACTTCAAAATGGAGAACAAATACAAACATAAACACGTATCCAAAAACAAAAAACCCAATTGCGTAAACTGCAACAGAAATGTGGGCTCCAAGTTTTTCAAAAAGGACCAGCACTATATGGCGATTTGTGGAGATGAAACCTCACCTTGCGATTTGCAAATCGACATTTATATGGGCGAATACACAACCATGGACGAAATGATGTCTGTGTTCAAAGAATCCGCGGAGGGTTTAAAGGTAAATATTATCAAACAGAAATTAGATACTCTTTTTAATTATACCAGCGAAGAAGCATCTATTGAGAACTTTAAACAGGCATTGGAACAATACAACGACGACAGTGTAATATACAAAGGTCTATTGGACGAATACAATCTTCATATGAACAACAGCGTTACCCAGCAACTCATCGATAAATTCGACAAAGATATGTACCTATTGACACAAAAGATAAAGGTTCTCATTGATGAATATAAACAAACTAACAACAAACAATTATTAACCGATGCAACTAACATACAATTAAAAGAACTCAACCCTCTCATTCTAAAGCGTCGAGAACTTGCTCACCCTGTTATGGAAATGGTCCACTATACTACAGAGAAAAAGCAGATCGAAAGAGAAGACATTCACGGAAATGACTACGACGAACTGTTTCAGTATCCAATTACACTCGACAAATTAATGTCGAGCAGTGGAGAACCTCCCAAGGTAATTAAGTTTGAAACTGGAAGCACAACCAAATAAGCTCATATTTATTCATAATCTATACATATGTATGTACTAAAACATATGTATATGTACCATCTACGTAAGAACCGTATTTAGTGTAATTACTTAGATCTAACAATCATTGTAATTTGAAACACCGTCCCAGATAATGCTGAACTGGTTGGCCCACTTCTTTTTCATACAAGGACCAGTGTACCATTTTTTATCGTCGAAATCAATCGTATTGGATATTTCATCGTAACCGGGAGTAGAGTCGGTGGTAAGTGTTACTTGTCCGTTCTCGTAGATGGAACCTAGATTGGGATGAGGGTCCTCATCATTTGCCGAGGGTATCTGGCATACATTGATGTTATTTCTTTCAATAGACTCCCAATAATCCGGGCAATGTCCATGTTGAGGAGGATATGGCGTATCTTGTCCAGCATTGCTAGAAATTTGCATTCCAATATAAGCCAAAATAACAATAAGGACAATAATAGCAACAATTAATACAATCGAATAAAAGCGATCCATTCTATACTATGTAGAAACATATTTCTCATACAACACTAAATATATTTAGTAACTCGAGTGCAGATATAATTTCTAAGGAAAGAATATACCAGAATTTGAAACATGTCATCTTTATTCAACACAAATAACTACAATAAACCACAAGAATCTATATTAAACAAGCAGGCACTGAATGGACGCGTAAACCTGATCACGGAACCTTCCCCTGAAGTGCGCTTTAAAATGCAGGAAAAAGTTGCGGCCAAAAACAAATCCTCTGAATACAGAAATGCCCTTGCAGGAGAGTTGGAGAACAACATGTTATCCAATGTATTCTTTTCCGCAGAGAATGTGCAAATACTGCAAAACGGTATTCGCGCCGGCGTTCACAAGGCGTCCAAAGAAGAAATTTTAGTCCCTCCTCAAAACGTCGATACATTGAAGATCATTATGAGAAGCACCTATCTACAATACGCAGAACATCGTTTGGATAAGATTACCCAAGAAGTCGAGCGCCTCAACAAACTAGTATTGAACTATTGCGTTCCTAACGTACACAGTGCTGCTATCAGTTACCGCAAGTATTTGGAGGACCAGAGTACCATTGCTATGCCTATGGAGCGTCCTCGCAACCACGATCGCGACTACAAACAATTGGAATTGAAGCATTTTATGTAAATAATTTAGTTAAAGAGAACATTTATATGCAATGGGTTGATACATAACACGCCAGGCGGTTGGGCAGGGCGCAACGAATGTGACTGGTCTTCATAAAAAATAAGTAATATAACTTCAGGAATGATTACTTATTTTTTTTCTACACAAATTATTCGTTTTCATTGTAACTATCTAAATAGTCGTATATAATAAAGATATGTTCGTCTATCTTTTGGAATGTACCGACAATGCGACGTATGTAGGCGCAACGGTAGATGTAGACAGAAGATTACGGCAACACAACAAAGAAATTAAGGGTGGAGCACACGCCACCGGGGTAAAAGTCGCAGCCGGAAAATCTTGGACGAGGGCATGTTACGTATCTGGATTTCCCGATTGGTCTGCCGCGTTGCAGTTTGAATGGCGATGGAAACAATTATCTAGAAAACTACCCCAACAAATGTTCCCACTTGAACGAAGAATGTCTGCGTTACAAACACTATTGAACTTAGAACGCCCTACCACCAAAGCAGTCTCATATACGGAATGGGAAAATAAACCGGTTGTTCACATAGAGCAAAACATGGAATTGTGTTCTGTTTACTTACAAAATGACCCTGACCAACCCTATACAATCGCAGAATAATCAATTCGGGGTTATTTAGTATATTATCTCACTATTCTATAAGATAACAATTTATGTCGCAAATAAACACACCTCGACCGAATAACGCACAACTAAATATATCTCAACCAAAAAAAACAGTTCGCCCAAAAAAAACAGTTCGCCCGAAAAAACCAGTCATCATACAACCTAAATGGGTAGGCGAAGGCAGCTACGGATGCGTCCACAATCCCCCTTTGCTATGCGTAGATCAAAAACAACAAGACTCAATTAGCAATGTATCCAAATTGATGGGGCATCATGACGCACAAGAAGAATTGAACGAATTTTTTCTCGTTAGCAAGGCAGATAAAAACGGCGAATATCATTTGGGAAAACCAAGTATATGTAAACCATCCAAAATACCATCCAATTTACTCGCCATCAAAGACTGCAAACAAATTCGTCCGACTGCACAAGAGATGAAATTGTTCTCATTGCTCATTATGAAGAATGGTGGTTTGAATATTGAACAATTCGCAGGCAAATTTAAGAAACAAAACGCAAATACCGAAAATATGGGACAAATCATTGATTTCTTAATTGAAGGTATCCGGTTACTAGAAGGCTTAGAATTATTTTTAGACAACGACATTATTCATCACGATTTAAAATCGCAAAACATTGTTTATAATCAGAGTGAAAACAGAGTGAACTTCATTGACTTCGGTTTAATGGATAACATTAACAATGTAAGCAGTCAAGCAATCCATAGTGATTATGGATACGATATTCATTGGTCGTTCCCTTTTGAAATTGCGCTGTGGAACAAAAATGACTTCAAGACGTTTGTAGAATCGAGCATTCACGACAAAGAAGTTCGTATGCGTCCGATATTAAAGAAAATAGAAAAGAATTGTCCCTATTTTTTTGAGGTGATTTACAACAACGATAAACAATCAATCAAGAATCACATTACGGAGTTTATGAACTTTTTGGATATGATTGATAGCGATTACGACCAATTTTTAGACAAATCATTGAAGACCATGGACCTATATGGTGTAGGCATAGCGTTTATGGACCTTTACAATAATACTGAACATATTTTGGAAACGATTGAAATAGAAATGGATCTGAAAATGAACAAAGATACTCTTCTAGCGTCACGTTTCAAAAACTTATTTATGAGCATGGTCGACCCCAATGTGTATAATCGTACGACTCTACGGAGTGCATTGTATGAGTATCAACATATATTAATCGACAGTGGACTGGTGGATAAAAATACAAACACTCATTCCAAGTTATTAAAGCAGTCGATTGAAAATATGCAATCCATTCAAAAAACGTCTTCTTCTGTCGCGAATGAAATCTCCACAATATCTCTATCATTAACTCCTGATCAAAAAGAAGAAATAAAGGAAAGTGTTCCCAAACGGGTTTGTCCAGAAGGAAAAGAATACAATAAGCGAACAAAACGTTGTGTTAAAAAATGCAAAGAAGGTTCTCGTCGCAATGAAAATTTTCGCTGCGTGAAAATCCCTAAGAGTAAAACGCAAAA